GTAATACTTCTGCTCTAACGTTCACTGTCCAAGTAACAGACTCAAACGGCGTTAACCAATTTAATTCACCAAAGCAATTTACCATTGCTAAGAATTCATTTACTAACCAAGGAGAAGCTTTAGTTGCAACAGTTGGTCAAGATCTAGATGCACTAAAGTTCATTGGTATTTATGAATACACGACTGATGTTGACGGTATCAAAACACCAATAGCAAATACTATCCCCACTGGGCAAGGGACAGGTAATTTTTATGGTTATCTAGTAGGCTCTTACGCAGGGTCAGGTGCTTCTATAACTGTGTCAGGGACTGAGGCTGTCTTTGTGCCTGTTAACGGTTATGGTGGAGTCAACACCAATGCTGGGGCTTCTGTAGGAGCCTCTGATGAAGTCACTGCTAGAGGTATTACTTTAAACCAAGGGTCAGCTAAGTATCTAGTAGAATCTCTTTACCCTGGCACTGGGTATAACTTAAGCTCAAAGGATGATGGCACTACGATAGGCAACTCAGTTGAAGTTGATTGCTTGGGTTTTGATAAGTTCCTAGTCACTATCAATGATGGTGGTGTAGCAGCAGAAAACTTTAAGGCATCTCTGGTCAAGACTGGAAGTCTTCTTACCAAAGTTATCAATACTTCTGAAGTTAATCCTCTATCAGAGTATATTAAAGCAAATATCGTAGTCTCTGGATCAACGGTAGAGTTAGCAGCCTTTGATGATTTTACTCTACAAGCTAATACAATCCTCAAGACTGGGGAACTTGGGTTCTCAGGGGTTCAAGGGTCAGAAGGGACTGTTTACAATAACTTCAAGCCTAGATTCCTAAAGCTTATTCAAAAGACTAAGCCAATGCAGAATGGCTCAAATGGTAATACTTCAAACTATACTGATGATGTAGTAGGAAGTGTTTACAACAAGACTGGCCTGTATGCTTTAGATGATGATCTACTAAACATTACTGTAGCCGTCATTCCTGGTCTACATGAGCCTCAAATTCAAAACGCTCTTATCACACTAGCAGAAACTAGCCAAAACTTCATTGCATGTGTATCCCCACCAGAAGGGACGGATAGTGTCCAAGAGGCGATTGAATGGTCTAATGGAATTTCTCAAACGAGAAAATCTGCCATCAATAGTTCATACGCAGCTATCTATTGGCCTCACGTTAAGACCTACGTTCCTCTGACTAAGAAGGACATGTTCATCGACGCAGCAGTGTATGGGGCTCGTCAGATTGCCTACACAGCAAGTGTTGCAGAACTTTGGTTTGCTCCTGCTGGATTCATCAGAGGTCGTCTAACTAAGCCTCTTGAGACAGCCGTTAAGCTGAATCAAGGTGACAGAGACTCTCTCTACAGTGGTGGTAATGTTATCAATCCAATCGTTAACTTCCCGCAACAAGGTATAACGATCTTCGGTCAAAGAACTACTCAAAGAGATCCTACTGCACTAGACAGAGTTAATGTCAGAATGCTCTTGATTTACTTAAGAAAAGTTCTGCTACTGTCAACTCAAAGATTTGCTTTTGAGCCTAATGATCAAATCCTTTGGAGTCAGATCAAGGAAGTTGTGGAGCCTTTACTAGACGATATCAAGCGTCGTAGAGGTATTACAGAATTCGCAGTTGTCTGCGACGAAACGACAAACACTCCAGTGAGAGTGGACAGAAATGAAGTTTGGTGTAAGATTCTTCTGAAGCCAACGAAAGCAGCAGAAGCAGTTGTCTTCGAAATCAACGTGACTTCACAGTCAGCACAGATCGCAGGCTAAGGAGTAAATAATGGCACAATATAATTCTTACTATAAGACCTTATTTGGAAGGGAGTTCGTCGCAGGGCAAGGTCTCCCTGTTATTTCTACCGAACTAGATTCAGTCAGAACATATCAGTTTGAAGTCCATTTCTATGGACTTCCTCTGAACCGTGTGTCTGACGGAGGAGACTTAACCTTAGCAGCAAAGCAAGTCTCCAATGCAGGTATGAAAGTCGAAGATATTACTGTCAAGAGATTAAATGACACTATCTATTACCCAGGCCAAGGTCAAGCTGAGTCTGAACTACAGATTACCTTTGATCACCTGTATCTAAAGGAAACTGCTCCTACTCTGTGGGACTGGTTTAAGACTGTTTACAACCCACTCACTGGTGATTCAACCGAGAACAGTCGTCCCGCCGCTGATAACAGCCCACACTTCAAGGCAAATAAGTTAGAAGTAGTTTATCTAGATAACAAAAAAGTTCCATACGAAGCTATCGAATACTACGGAGTTTATCCTAAGTCATGGACTCCTGCTGAAGTAAACTATAGCACGAATGACTTCCATACAATCACAGTAAACTTCCGATACGATTTCATGGATCTGAAGCGTGCTCGCTGATAATTTTTAATTACTTAAAGGAAACCCGCCTATAAATACTATAGGCGGGTTTTTTCGTATTATGCACTACTTCTTCGAACTCCTAGAATCATACAAGAACCGCGGTTGCTGTGTTACTCGTATTGACGAGAAGGCTAAACCCAAAGCTGCCCCTAAAGAAAAATCTTATGATCAGCTTAATCAAGACTTTATGGCCGCATTTCCTGCTATAAAAACAAAGATTGATCAGAATCCACAAGGAGCACCTCTTGAGGGTGGAACTTTTGGAACTAAAAATAATCAAAACGTATATAAAATTAAATTTTCTGGCGAGCAAAGAGACACAGCTCAAATTACTGATAGAGGTTTATTTACTACGAAAGGTCTTAACGTTAGCGAGAAATCATTAAAAAGATTTCACACCATCTATTTCGGAAAACAAGAAGGTGGAGAAAAAGAAAATGAACCTATTGGGAAGAATTCTCTAAACCGGGAGCCAATGCCACCGTTAGAACTCTCTCCTGAACAGCAAGCTCAATTGGATGCAGTTCAGGAGATATCTGGTCCATTACAAAAATATCTAAAGGGCCTTTGGAATAGACTTTCAGGTAGTAGAAAATGTAAAATAATGATAGGTAGAGCTATTGATGTTAGCCAAAGCTATTTGAGATCTAGATCAGCATCAGAAGTAAGTGACATAGAAAAACAAGTAGCAGAAGAGGCATATAAACAGTTTACTAGCAAGCCTCCTGCATACTGTGCAGCCCTAAAGACTTTACAAAAAGCAAGCAGGTGGGGCAGCCTAATTATGGACAACAAAAATAAATTTGTTGCTGCCCTTACTCATAAATTTGGAACAGTCGCTATTCAACAATTAGCCAAAATTATGAGCTTAAACCAAGATGCAATCAGATTAGCATTTTTTGAGTCTAAATGTCCGAAGAACGTAAAAAGGGCTGATTGTATTAAACTGCAAAGGGAAGCTCTCACAAAGGATAATCCAGACGTATTGGCTGCAATAGAAACCTACAAGGAAGTAGTAGATTATATCACTGGGGAAAAGAGCTTACCAGACGACCCAGATGCCGCAGCAGAAATTAGAGAAAAAATTAGACAGTCTATCCAGTTCACTAGACAAGGTGATATTATCATTAAAGCAGGAGCAGCAGATAAGGGAATCGTAATATCAGATAAGAATAGATTTATGTTCGATGTGATGCGAGAAGGTTTCAAAGAGCTAGGCATAGGAGAGCCCATAGTTCATGATCTTAGAGAAAGATCAAAGGGAGCAGAAATTGATATTAGAGGCAAGTTATATGAGCACTTGTTCCCTATTCTTGGATTCTTAAAGAATGATGATAAAGAAGGCTTATCCAAATACACGAGTGAATTAGCTCAACTCTGTGAGTTTTTAGGCTCTATGAAAGAATTTACAGGAGCTTATGAGAAAGGAGAAGCTTCTTTTAGTGAATCTGATCTCCAAACACTAGATGGAATTAGAGCTGAATTGGAGAGTTTAGATAATTGTGGTGATATTAGTAAAACTTTAATAGCTACTTTAGGTAGAGCAAAAGCTAGATTTGATTCCATGGATTCTGATTTTGCTGTTCAAGTAGGTGCAGAGACTCAAGACGGAACAAGAGAAGACGTATACTATGTCTATCAAGATCCAAATAAAGCAGTAAAGATAGCTAAACAAAAAGGTCTTCAAGTCGTTAAAATGACTAAAGGAGAACTTATGAAACTATCTCCTGCATATGCTGAAGCAATTGGATTTGATCCAAAAAATAAAGAAGATTCTGACACAGAATTATATGTCATTCCTGATGGATTGAAAACATCTACACAAAGTAGGTCAAAATTTGGTTCAGGTGGCAGAGCAAAGATAACTAATTTAATTCTTGGAGTATTCTCAAAAAATTCTAGGGAAAGAAAGAACCAACAAAATTGGCTAAGTAAAGCACAAAAGGGATTGGGTATTTCTGGGGCTGAAATGAAGGGTGCTCAAAAAGTTTTGAAAGATTTCAATTCAGATGTTCAAAAAGATCTGAAGACTATTGATGGAATTAAAACAATAAATACCAAAGTAGGTGGAAAGCCCATCAAGGAAAGTCCAAATTCTACAATCGAAGAGTTAAGAAAGTCTAGAAGAGATTCCCTCAAAGGATCCGCAGTTAACAATGATCCTGTTATCCAACATCTGGATAACCTACAAGACGCTATGGATAGTGGAGATCCCGATGCTATTAGAAAAGCTAAATCTGATCTAGCTTCTGCCTGGGAAGAAGAAAAGACGAGGCAGTTCCTGGCTGATGCTTTCAAACGTGATGAGGGAGGAGCCTTTTTAAATAAGGGACAAGCTCAAGCTGCCGCACTGATGTCTGTAATGTCTGGAAGCACCAACAAGGATATGTCAACTACAGTTGCTCACCTAGATGTTCGTGGTGGTTCTGATGAAGTTGTTAACCATAACAATACAGTTATGGACTTCATGAAGCGAGCTTTATCAGGAGATCCTTCTGTAACAATCTCTGCCTCTGATCCCAGAGAAGGGTATCCTAATGGAAGAAGTTCTGATTACACTGTCAGATGTGAGACTGAGATAGATGGAAAAAAGTGTTTTGTAGATTATATCTATTCAGGTAATACTATTTATACAGTTGTTAACAACGCTACAATATCTCACTTTGCTGGGAAGGGTTTGCCCCTTCGAACTGAGAGTATTGTTCTTGGGCTAGAAAAACTAGTAAAGATTCAGAAGTTTCTTCTTGAAAAACTTTCTTACTGAAGATTCTCAGGAACCTTACCTTCATCAAACCAGTAAGCACTTTCTGTTTTTACTAGTAAATCTTCAAGCTTGTATATAGATACATTTTTATATCTTATAGCTTGTAGATCAACTTCAGGATTTGTGTAAGGTTCATACTGTTGATCTAGTATTGCTAATGTAGTCTTGTTATCCTGTTGCCATACTATTAAAGGCAGCTTCGCCGATTTTTTTGCATCTCTTTCGGCCTGTGCCCAAAATTTCCACAGTTCGCTGGAATCCTTGAAGAGATCGCCTATAAAGAACTTATTGTAACCCTTCTTGCACTCGATCGCGAAGCTAAAAAATTGTGGTGTGATCAAGTCACCGTAGATACGTAAATGTTCTGGGAGTTGATGGGTCGTAGCAAAGGCACCACTTCCAGGACTCCGCATGAAATCGGTAGTTAGGAATCTAGCATTCAAGATTTTGCAGATCTTGTTCTCGAAGTTGATCCCCTTCTTCCGTGAGTTGACAGCCTTACGTTTCCCAGCACTCAACCCTTCGAGGTAGTCGGCAGCATTTTTTGATGGTTTCTTTGACATTTTGGTTCTCCTTGCCTATAATAGCCCATGTCTGATGCCAAGATTACATTAGATTTCGCTAAAACCAAGATCAAAGTAGACGAAAGGAGTAGAGATCGAATGAAGATCACTATTAAGTTAAACAAGCAAGAAGCTGAGTCTTTTAAGAATATGAAGAAGGTCCTCGTTCCTGAAGATGCTCAGGATGATGTCTTCCTAAAGAGTATCTTTTTCATGGGGTTAGAGCAGTTTCATAATAATGCGATTGCCATGATGAAGAAATATGTTAATGAGAATGAGGACAAACTCCGAGAAGAGGGGTTTGACGTAGACTCGTTTAAGAATCTACGAGAAGATTCCGAGGTCCCCACTGAAACAGACCAAGAATGATTAATAATTTAACCTGGGTTACGAGTGATAACTGGGTAACCTATGAAGAGTTATTGGAGCGTGTTAAATCACACGAGCTGAGTAACTATACTATTACTCATGCTCTGTCACAGCACAAGAAGGATGAAACCAAGTATGGTCTGTTGTTCTTGAACTTGAGGGACAGGCCAAGTCAATTACTTTATAGCAAAGTAAGCCACAAATACCTGATGTCTGAGGATACTTATCCTCTATATATCATTGACTCATTTGAGAATCCAGAGCTATTCGGAACCTTCAATGTGAAGATTGCACCGACTCTGATTGTCTCTCATTTGAAGTTCTTTGTTACCAAGGATTACCTTCCAAGTATCTACTCGGAATTAAGGGTCTGAGTGGGAGGGATCTTTGGAAAGGTCCAAGCCTATATGTTGCTCCGCTAGTTTGAGCCAATAGGCTTGGACCTTCTCTTTTTGCCTCTTCTCCTTGCTATACAACAGCCTGATATTGTTGAGAATCACTGTTGTGAAGAAGTTGAACGCAGTGCCCTTGGTTGGACTGAAGTTTTTGATTTTCACAAAGACTAGTAGAAAGCAGTCTTGCCGCACGTCATCGAACTCAACTCCTTGAAACTTGAAGCCGTCGAAGATATTCTTAATGAGGAGATCGAAGTTCTCGATGAGTTCCTCTTCCCATATCGACGGATGAGTCTTATACCCAGCGATTACCACCTCGAATCTCTCATTATTTAAATACGACATAAACCTATTATAGTTCTATAGTTATGTCCATACCTGAAATTTGCAACGGCTGTTCCCAACTCCGAAAAAAGAAGCCTATCCATGGATATCAGGACTATCTACTTGATGAGAGTATGCAAAATACTGGCGGGATCTTGGTTCTCAATGATTCCTTCAGATGGAACAGTGGAATCACCCCTGTAGAGGGTAAGGAATTATCTCTGCTTCTCCAGGCATACGAAGAAGCAGGAATCCCAGAATCCGAGTATCCCCATATCACTCATTCTGCCTGTATCAAGTGCCCATATGTTGCGGCGGATGATATGTCCACAAATGACATGAAGATCTGCCGGACCCACTTAGAAAACACGATCAAGGCTGTCAATCCAAAGTTCATTCTATGCTTCGGGAATCTCTCTATGAAGATGCTGTTAAAAAAGAGTGGCATCATGTCGAAAAGAGGAAGCCTCTTCGACTATAACGGTATCCCCGTTATGCCTACCTACAGCCCAATCCAGGTCATCCGAGAGCCGAAGTATCGGGATCTCTTCATCAAGGACATTTCAAATGCCTACCGAATCTTCAAGGAAGGTTCCGGTGATAAGGGTCAGGATTACACGATCGTGAAGGATGATAGAGCAATCACTGCTCTCACCGATCTGTTCAAGGCAATGAAGGCTACGAATGTTCCTGTAGCTGTGGACCTTGAGACTACAGGCTTTGAGTTCAACCGTGATCGGATCAGGACTATCGGAATTAGTTGGCGTGAGCCTGAGACCAAGGACAAGCACACTTATGTCCTCTTGAGCCCTGACGAGGTAGGTGATAGTGATTATCGAAATCCTTTTATGGAGTTTGTGGATTACTTCCTTACTTCACCTAAGTTCAAGAAGATCTTCCACAACGCGAAGTTCGACTTGAAATTCTTCTACCACTTGCTCTATAAGGATGGGAGAGTTCCTTCGATGCACGCTGTGACCAACGTCGCCTGCACGAAGATTTTGGCTAAGTTCGTTGACGAGAACAAGCCGAACAGTCTTTCCGATCTAGTTAAGGAGTATTTCGGAGTGGTATTTAATGCTAACTAAAGATGGAAGCAAAACAGACTTCGCAAACATGCCGATCGAAGAGGTGGCTCGGGGCAATGCGTTGGATGTTTTCTACACTCTCGATCTCTACTATCTTCTGGAGGAGAGCCTATCGGAACATTTCCTCAAATTCCATTCGGAGGTCATCGAACCGCTCAACTCTTACTTGGCGTTACAGACTTACCACGGTATCGTCATCGACACGACCAAGCTGGAGGAAATGGAGGAAAGCCTGGTCCAAAAAAAGGACTCGGCGCTGAAAGCCATCTACACCACTTACCCAGAAGATAAGAACATCAACAGCTCAAAGGACCTTAGAGAGTTCCTGTATTGCGACGAAGGTATCAACCCAGTCGAAGGATCTTTCAATGTCTATTGGCCGGAAACAACACCCAAAGGTGCTCCTTCCACGAATGCTGAAAGTCTCGCATTCCTACTCAAAGAAGTGACACGGGAACTAGGAGAAAGAGGACATGAGTAGAAAGAATTGGAAGGAGAAGGAGAGGTTAGAAGAGATCTGTCGTTTCTCTATTGAGAAACTGCCCACGTCGGA